TAAAGAGGTGGCAAATAGTGTGATTGAGTTTGCCAAACGCAATACCCTCAGCAAGGGGCATCAATGCAAACCAATACTAATCGGTCAGAACATCACTTTTGATATTGGGTTCTTGCAACAGATGATGAACTACGCCGGGTTGGTCAAGGAGTTCGAGAAAGTGTTTGCCGGAACGACTGACTTCTACGGTAATTTCCAGCCGCACTATGTCGATACCATTGATTTGGGACGGTTTGCCTTTGCGCATATGCCGGATGTTACCTCTTACAAACTGGAATTGCTTGCCGAAAGATTAGGTATTGAACTGGACGATGCTCACGATGCGGGAGCGGACGTAACGGCAACGCTCAATGTAGCTGCCGTATGTTCAGCCCGATTACGTCAGGAAGGTGGCGAGGTAACTATCGCCAAGAAGGAGAAAACACGTGCTCACTTTAAGATTTAGACAAAATGGAAGAAAAAAAGAAAGTAACATTTGACACGTCGGAGCGGATGACATACGGAGCGATGAATTATGATGGCACGGAGATGATGGCGGTAATATCCGGTTATGATCTCAATATCGCCTTTAATATGCGCACCATCAACTCACTGTCCGATGCCGAGGCTGCCGCCGATGCGTTGTCTCAAGTATTCTATGAACTGTTAATGGAGCAGCTTATAGAAGAAAAATCGCATTTAGTTAAACCACCGCCTGAAAAAACACCTATTCCTTAGTATACAAGATAATCAATGGAAGAAAAAGAGATAAAACTAACTAATGCTGAAATCGAGTTTTGCGAACTTTTTGTCGATGGTGACAAGGAGTTTGCAGGACAAGCAGAGGCGTGTTACAGAGAGGTGTTCGGCGAGGATAAGAAAGATATTGCCCTTGCCGCACGTCGTCTGTTTACCAAAGAGCATATAAGTGCCTACATCAAGGAGTTGATTGCTCAAAGAGATATAGACATCGAAGCGGCAGCAGTGAAACTACAAGTTTCCGAGACCCTGAAAGCTGTGATGTCGGAAACCTCCAAGGGTGAGTATGTCGATAAATTCGGTGTGCCGCTCTCACCGGCTCCGCTTCGTGCCGTATCGGTCAATGCCGCCAAAGCCTTGATGGATATTTATCCCATCAAGCACGCGCAGAACCAGTCAGGTAAGGGCGGCAATGAGAACGGTAATATTATTTTCAACGTTATTGTCCCTCAAACCAAACCTTCGCATGAAACGGGAGATTAGCCGAAAGGCAGTCGAGAGAATCATCTATATCCTGATTATCATCGCCCTTGTGATTTACGGGATATATAAGGATTCTGCAGCAGCAGACACGCTTATCAGGGCAGTAAAAGAGGCATTTTCAATTTTAATACAATAATCACTTATGACATCATTCAAAGACTTTCTAACCAACAACATCCGCTCACTCATTGTAATCGTTTCGTTCATCGTAACAATGTATGTGCAGCACATCAATAACACGACTCAGATTCAAGAGCTGACCTCAAAATGCAAAGCTCTGGAACTGAAAATTGCTGACCAATACGATCGCATTGACGCTATAAAATTGGATAAAGCTGTGTTTGAGGCTACAATGACACAGTTTGTCTCTATCCAAACAGATTTACGTGAGATGCGAGCGGATATAAAAGAACTGCTCAAATCACAAAAATAAGATGAGACGATGATAACAGAAGGATGTAAAATAACAATTATCCCATCACCGGCATTAACAGAGCTTCGTTTGGATGCTCTGCTCGGTGAAATAGGATATGTGATGGAAGACCTTACAGACCATAGTCGCAAGGCAAAGGGGTATATGGTGTTTTTTCCTGCACCATACAAAGAGGAATATCTATGGTTTATTCCACAAGAATCAGTTTATGAACAAGATTAAATCAGTTGGAATAATAGCCTTCCTGTTGCTTGTAGTAACAGTAGGCATACAGCAACGACGCATTGTCTCTATCCGACAAGAGCGAGACCGCTATCAGCAAAATAGCGATGCGCTGCTTTCTGATATGAAGCAGTGGCGAGTGGATTCTACCTCTATGGCTACTGATGTTAAATCACTCAGACTAACAGTCGATGAATTTAAGCGATACAGAGCCGAGGATTTAGCCAAAATCAAACAGATGGGTGTTAAGATTAAGAATCTCGAAGCAGCAGCCAAACATCAATTAGAGGTCAATGCCGAGATAACGGCGTCAGTTAAGGATTCTGTGGTTATACGAGATACGGTGCCGGTATTGGTGAAATCGGTATCTATGGTTACGCCACATATTCAGTTGTCCGGTATTATAGAGAGGGATAGTCTTATAGGAAAGATTCATCTTCCAGTAACACTTCGACAAGCTGTGTGGATAGAGTACAAACGGCGTTGGTTGTTTTGGAAAAAGATTGTAGCAGTGCATCAAACCATCACCAGCGACAATCCACACGTGGAGATTAAATATTCGGAATATATTCGAATACAATAACACAAAAGATTAAATCTTGTATCATCACATTTATAAGGTATTGATTTCTTTTGTTTTTAGAATGCAAAAAAGGAATACTTACATGTAAAGGTTTTCTATATGATTAGCTTTCAAAAGAATAATTTAAACAGTAAATATATTTATGGCAACAGTAAAGACAAAGTTTCGGGTCTCTTCTGTCACAATGAAAGAGGGCGCCCTGTATTATCAAGTAATTCACAACCGTGTTGCAAGGCAAATAAACACCGGATATAAATTATATCCATCTGAATGGAACGCCTTTCAATCGGAGATACTCATCTCCGCAGATATTGACGAAAGTAGACGAAATTACCTGCTCAAGCTTAAAAGTGCTATCATTCAGGATAACAATCGATTAAAAAACATCATCGGTAAACTTGAACAGGCAGGAGAATCTTATTTTACAGATAAGATTGTCGAACTCTATTGTGCTCCAAAGGACAGTAGTGGATTTGTTGCATTCACACAGACATTAATCCTTCAATTAAAGCAGATAGGTAAAAGACGGACAGCGGAAACATATACCACTGCCTTGAATAGTTTTGTTCGGTTTAAAGGAGATGAAGACGTTTTATTAGACGAATTTGATTCAAATTTGATGGTTGAGTATGAAATCTATTTGAAATCTGTCGGGGTATGCCCTAATACTTCATCCTACTACATGCGCAGTCTTAGGGCAATCTATAACAGAGCAATAGAAAAAGAACTTACCCTGCAAAAATATCCATTTAAACACGTCTATACAGGCATAGACAAAACTGTTAAACGGGCAATACCATTGAAAATGATTCGTCAGATAAGAGACTTAGATTTAACATTGAATCCAATGTTAGATTATGCCAGAGATATATTTATGTTTTCATTTTATACTCGTGGGATGTCGCTGATAGATATGGCATATTTGAAGAAAAGTGATATTCGTAACGGTATTCTATCTTATCGTCGCAAAAAAACTAATCAACAACTTTTTATCAAATGGGAGACACCTATACAAGAGATTGTTGACAAGTATGATACATCGGCGACACCATATCTACTTCCAATTATCCGAAATATGGAAACTGATTCAAGAAGGCTATACAGAAACGCCTCTCATTTGATAAATACCAAACTAAAAATAATAGGAGAGCAACTGGATTCTCCCATTCCTTTGACAAGTTATGTTGCCCGCCATACTTGGGCAAACATCGCCAAAAGCAAAAACATACCTATTTCTACTATTAGCGAAGCAATGGGGCATGATTCTGAAAACACCACACGAATCTATCTCGCCTCACTGGATACCTCGATTGTGGATAAGGCAAATAGTCTTATTCTTAAATCATTATAGAAACAGTAAAAATAGTATTATAACGCCATAAAGTAAGATGTACATTAAGCTCTGTATGTCATACTCTATGGCCTTTTTTATGTGGATACTTATGGATTTGATGAGAGAGTCCTAGGGAAAGAGGAGTAGTAAAAACAAACTTATCAAACCATCACATACAAGATTGAGGTGAAGAAGTCCAGTACAGAAAGACGTTAATTGTAGGCTTTAGTGCGATATTACATATAGCTGATAAATAGCTGATAAGAATAAAACTGCACCAAATTTTGTTTTGAAATTTGTCGAGTTAAAATATTGATCTCTTTATAAGAGAAATATTTTCAGAATCTCTCTTTATAAGAGAAATAGCTCGATCTAAAAAGTGATATATATATTTAATATACAGTATATTATAAATTTCTGTTAACTATGAAATGCTCAACATTCACCGAACTATTTCTCTCTGAATGAGAGATTTTGGAAAATTAAAGCCCGTTTTTATGGCTCAATTCGCGAAAAAATACATATCTTTGTGGCGTAAATGCTTCTCTTATAAAGAGAAATATCGGAATTAGTTTCGAAGAATAAGTCCTGCAAATACCTTGCTATTGGCAAGTAAAACTGGTTCTGATGGAAGTCAAAAAATGGAAGAATAACGGGAAACACAAATTCCCAACTTTTATGATAATTATATATAACTG